GGTTCAACGCCCTGTCTAAGACTGTGCCGGCGACGCCGCTCGGCATCTTCGAATACCTCAAGGATCAAGGATTCGCCTTCGCCGGCAAAAACGCCGTCGTGATAGGCAGATCAGGCATAGTCGGAAGGCCGATGGCGAAGCTGCTGCTCGACGCGTCGTGCAACGTGACGGTGCTTCATTCCAAGACATCCGACGCCGACAGGCGCAGATACGTCGCCGGAGCGGACCTCATCGTCGTCGCCACAGGCCATAGGCTTACTTTGGATTCTACGTTCGAGCTCAAGCCAACGGCCGTGGTCATAGACGTCGGCATAAACCAGAATCCTTACACAGGCAAGCTGTGCGGGGACTGCGAAGCCGATCTCAAAGTAGCTTTTCAGAGCCCAGTGCCAGGAGGCGTAGGATTGCTGACCAGGCTCAGCGTCATAGAGAACCTTCTCGCCTTGAAAAAGCTGAAGAGCGCCTAATAAAAGGCGCTTTTTATGCGCTAAATTATAAGATAGAATTTATGGAAAAAAATATTTTAGGCGACTCATTCGACCTCAGCGAAGCGCTGAATCTGGGATTCCCGGACCCGATAGGCCTCGATGAAGCGGCTTATCCGCGCGCGTCTGCGGTAGGCGTGGTCGCGTACGCCGTCAAGAAGAGCGGGAACGCAAACGCGGCGGAAGCCTTGCGCAGCATATTGGGCAGCAAGAGCATCATGGCGTCCAAGGCGCAGAAAAACGGATCGGGAGACAAGAATTTCGTTTCGACGTCGACGACTCTGTTCAGCATGCTGGACGATTCTGCCGGAACGTATCCTGTGGCTTTGCTGCTTGACGGCAACTATCTGGCCAATAACTACGAAGCCGTAGATTTCGACTGGTACAGCGACGCGGCTTACTACGTGTCCGACAACGGCGTATGGAGCGGCTTCGGCGGCAACGCGCCTGTCGGAGTTCAGTGGCTGGCGGAATACACCAACGACAAAAATCCTGACGATCGCATATACGTCATGAAAGCCAATCGCGTCAACAAGCCGTTCATACTGACTAAGAGCGATTTCGACGTCTGCAAGCTGATAACAGACGAATTCAACAGAGAAGTGCCTGGATTAGGCAACGCGGAATACAAGCCTACGGCCTCAAACGCCGAAAGGCTTGAGTACGGCGAAGACAATCCCGCCGACAAGCTTGACAAAGTCCTGATAGACAGAGCGGGGAAAAACGTCGACGATTCTTACACGAGAACGAAGTTCCTTCATTACGGCAGCGCTTACGCCGGATGGAAGCTCAGCGTGGATTACATAAGCAAATACACGAGATATCTGTCAAGCGCGCTCAAATCGCAGTTCAAAGCCATAGATTTCATGGCGAAAATAACCTCGAAAGATCACATAGACGAAGCCGAGGTCAGATTCTTGACGAGCGGCAGCTCAATAAGCGTGGCAGGCGTTTTGCTCGGCGTCATGCTGCCCGTTAAATGGAAAGAAGAATTCTATGCCGAAAACGGCAAGTTCGCCGCGCTGCGCAAATCCATAGACGATTCTGATCTGGCCGACAAGATATACTGGTATGACGAAAGCAAAAGCAGGTCAGGCCAGGAAAAAGAGATACGGTCCGCAATAAAGAACGACACGCCGTTCAATCCGAAGCCCATCGAGACCGATCTGAAAGGCGCGTATCATCTGCTCAATTACGACGATCCAAACGATCAAAAGGCCATAGACGCCGTGAACTCCGGCAAGTCGCGGTCCGAAAACGGCAAACAGCGGTACGTGACTAATACGCTTAAAGTAGAGTATTCAAGGTCCAGGGTCGTCACGCCGGCTGAAGTGCCAGATAATTTCTATAGAAAGCAGTTCATAGACGGCCTGACCCAGCAAGAGCTGAAATGGGTGGCGAGATGCAAAGAGGCCGTCACCGTAGCGATAAACGGCGAAGAATGCGATTGGCCTGAGTACGATGAGCCGACGATCAGCCTGCTGCCGACCAACGACAAAGCGTTTATCAGCGCTCTAAGGCGCACTTACGAAAACGCCGACAGTATAGACGTCGTCATCTCAAACGGCAATACTTACGGCTTCAAAGTCAGGCTAGACCTCAATGGGACGGAGCTGAAGCCAAACGGCTCAAGCATAACCTCGACTAAGACCGAATTCCACGCAACAGGGCTGGCTAAGCTGACTACCGGCAAGTCAAAAGACGCGCTGACGCTCACCATCACGAGATAAAGCGAATGTCGGGTCGCTGAAAAACGCGACGCAAGATACTGTACTATATACTTAGTATATAAAAAGGATAAAGCAATATGAAACAAGATAAAACAGCAATTTTAAAGCCGTCGCGCAGCATATGCGGCGGTTTTTATTTAGCTTTTTCCATTTTAGGCTAACGACGGCGCCTTTATCATCGTATATTATAATGAAATTCTGGAGATAACATAGAAAATGAAAATCAAGCTAATCAAGTTCGGCAATTATTTGAAGGCGCCTGTCAGAGCGCATTGGAACGATTCTGGCGCGGACGTTTTCGCCACGGAGGACGTCGTCATACCGCCGCATCAGGTCGTGAAGGTCGGATTAGGCTTAGGTCTTGAGCTTCCTGACGGCTATGACGCCTGCATCTACTGCAAATCAGGCCTTTCCAGCAAAGGCATCTTCGCGTCGAACGCCCCGATCGACGCCGGCTATCGCGGGGAGATAAACGCCATCCTAGCCAACATCAAAGACGAGCCGTTCCGCTTTTCCAAAGGCGAGAAGGTAGGCCAATTGGTCGTCCGCACCGTCACGTACGCCGATTTCGTCGAGCAATTCGACGAGCCGGCCCGCGGGACAGGCGCGTTCGGCTCCAGCGGAAAGTAGAGGTCGCCAAATGACAGATTGTTTTTTGTACGGGAACTGCAACCACAAAGACTGCGACAAGCCGTTCTGCCTTAGGCAGTACAAGATAAGCACGCTTTACAAGCTGGCTCAGGTCCCTGAGTCCAAATGGCCGCATATGACGCTTATGGCCGATCCCAACGGCACGGACCTTGACGAATTCGGCCGCTTGGCCGAGATAGAGAGGAACATCTCTTCGTTCGTGTCAGAAGGCAAGAGCCTTTATTTGCACTCGGCTTACTGCGGCAACGGCAAGACGTCTTGGGCGCTTCGCCTGCTCAAAAGCTACATCAACGACATCTGGCCTAAGGCTCCGCTCGAATGCGTGGCGATGTTCGTCAACGTGCCTAAGTTCCTGCTCGATCTCAAAGACGAGATAGGCAGGGGCGAGCGAGACGAGAAGCTGGACGAGATCAGATTGGGCATAGACAACGCGGATCTGGTCGTGTGGGACGACATAGGCACGAAGCCTGGGTCCGAATACGAGCTCAATCAGCTTCTCAGCAGAATCGACAAGCGCGCTTACGCGCACAAATCCAATATTTTCACGACGAATCTGAATCCGGGTCAGCTCGAAGCGCTTTTGGGGCCGCGCCTTAAAAGCAGGATCTGCAGCGCCTCAGAGGACATCGAGTTGCATGGGGCCGACAAGCGCGGCTTAGGCGTGGAGGATTAAAGATGACATCTCAGTTGCAGGTTATAAACAAGATTCTTCAGACAGGCGATTTCTCTTTGGTGACGCTCAACAACCTCACCGAGGACTATTTCTTCAACTATCGCGCGGAATTCAATTACCTAAAGACCCATTACGAGACCTACGGCAAAATACCTGACAAGCTGACCTTCGTCAGCGCGTTTCCAAATTTCGATATCGTCGACACTCAAGAGCCCGACAACTATTTGCTCGAGCAGCTTATCAAGGACTACAACACAAGCTATCTGGCCCTTCGCTTCAACGACATCAAGAAGATGCTGGAATCAGGCGACACGAATAAAGCCGTCGACTACTTCCTGCATTCGGTGGACAATCTTCACAGAGGCTCTGCGCTCAACAGCACCGATATCATATCCAACCGCAGCCGCTACGATCGCTATCTTGACAGAACCGCGGATCAGTCAAAATATTACATTCATACCGGATTCCCGGAGCTTGACGTGCTCATCGGCGGCATCGACCGCGAGAACGAGAACATGGTCATCGCGGCGAGAACCGGCATCGGCAAATCATGGACGCTGATCAAGATGGCTGCTGAGGCATCAAAGCAGGGGCTTTGCGCCGGCATTTACTCAGGAGAGATGACCGTGGACAAAGTAGGCTACCGAATCGACACGCTGCTCGGCCACATCGACAACAAGGGCATCATGAGAGGCCAGGCCTACATCCAAAAGCAATACAAGCAGTACATTGACAACCTTCCTTCTATGGGCTACGGCTCGATCAAGGTGCTCACTCCTGCCGATATCGCAGGCCCGGCGACCGTCGAGGCTTTGCGCGCGTTCATCGAAAAAGAGCATCTCGACATCCTGTTCGTCGACCAGTACAGTTTGCTCGAGGACACTAGCCACGCGCAGAAGAGCTACGAGCGCGTCGCTAACATCTCCAAGTCGATAAAGAACCTCCAGGTCATGAAGAAGATACCCATCATCTCGGTCTCGCAGATGAACAGGACCAAGAACGAAGACGACAAAGGCAACGACATCCAAGACACGACGCAGATCGGCTTGTCCGACCGCATCGGCCAAGACGCCACCATCGTCCTCATGCTCAGCCGCAAAGACGACCAGCTCATCATCAACGTCGTCAAATCGAGAGACGGCGGCGACGACAAGAAGCTGACCTACAAAGCAGATTTCAACTTAGGCCAATTCCAATTCGTGCCTGAGGAGATGAGCGACGACGATTCGACGAAGATGAAGAATTCGTACAGCTCCGAAGGGACTAACCAGTTCTAAGCAAATGAAAGCGCTTCAGATAGACAACTACGTCATAACGACGCCTTTGCTGGAGGTTATAAACCGGCTTAGGCTGGTTTTGACCAACGGAAAGCTCAAAGACGTCGAGCCTAAAGGCGACAACATCGTCGTAACCTGCCCGAACCCCAACCATTCCGGCGGCCACGAAAGCTCGCCTGCGTGCAATGTCTACGTCGGAGACGACGGAGAGGCGAAATACGGGTACTTCAGATGCTTCGTGTGCGAAGAGCAAGGCTCGTTCGTCAAGTTCGTGGCCGAATGCTTCGATTCGTCAGAGGATTTCGCCAAGAAGTGGCTGATAAGCAACTTCGGCGAGAAAGCGTTCGACGTCGCGCCTACGGAAGATCCGATAGACCTCGATATCGCGCTGAAGAAGCCTAAGGCGAAGAAATTCGTCGACAGAAGCGTTCTGGACCAGTATCAGGACTATTGCCCCTACCTGGCTAAGCGCAAGCTGTCGAAAGAGACCTGCCAGCGGCTTCACATAAAGTACGACGCGAAGTACAGGCAGATCGTGTTCCCCTGCTTCGACAGGAACGGCAACATAATAACGCTGCTCAGGCGCTCGATAGACACCAAGCAGTTCTACATCGACAAAGACATCGCCATGAAGCCGGTTTACGGGCTTGGCGAAATAGAGGCCGGCAATTCCCAAAGCTGCCTGATAACGGAAGGCCTGTTCGACAGGGCGGTTGCCGAAGAGTACGGCTGCCCGGCGATGGCTTGCCTAGGCACGCCGTCGAAAGAGCAGATAGACGCGATAAACAGATCGTGCGTGACGACCCTGTACCTGGCCTTCGACAACGACGAGGCCGGAATGAGGTTCAATCAGATATTCCATCAGGCGCTGTCTAAGAGAATACTGCTCTTGGACGTCGTCATACCGCACCCGGCGAAAGACGTCGGGGACCTAAGCTACGACGCTTTCTGGAAAGCGGTTGACGAAGCCAAATAAAAAGCCCAGGCCCAAGGCTAAAAACGCGGGCGTTAAATCGTATAATATGGCGTGAGTTGACAATCTCACGCACATGTTAATAAAAAAACATAAAAGGAGATAAAAAAACATGTCACAATTCAAATTCGAAGACTATCAGAAAGTAGTAGAAAAAGCGCAATCTGGCGGCTCTAACGCCGTCAAAGTCGGCTTCTTCAAGCTCAAAGACGACGGCGATGAGGCTTTGGCCCGCATCAATTGCGGCAGCGTCGAAGACCTCGATTTCGCGTCTGTCCACACGGTTCAGTCGGAAGGCAAATGGATGAAGGTCAGCTGCCTGAATCCCGTCGGCGCTTACGCCGATAACTGCCCGCTCTGCAAAGCCGCAGCCGACAGCCCGGACGGCTTGGTGTCCAAAGCCAATAAGAAAGTCTATATTCAGATGATCGTCTCTTACAAAGATCGCGCCACCGGACAGTTCTCCGCGCCGATCCCGGTCATTTGGGAGCGCCCTGCGGCGTTCTCGCGCGACATCGCCAACGCGCTCCGCGATTACGGCGATCTTCATAAGGTCTTGCTCAAAATCACCCGCAACGGCAAAGCAGGCGACATGAAGACTGCGTATTCTTTGAATTACGCCGTTCCTACCGTGTTCAAGCCTGAGCTCGTCCCCGAAGATTTCGGCGCTTTCGACAATTTCAACATCGCCAAGCATAGTTATTGGGAAAAGACCAAAGACGAAATCGACACGTTCATCGCCACAGGCGCATTCCCTGCCTACCAGAGCGGATCTCAGCAAGCCGTAAAGCCGGCGGCGCAGATCAAGACTCCGGCCTCGGCCAAGCCGACGACTGCGGTCGCTCAACCGGCTTCGGCTGCTACTCCGGCTACCGCCGTCGTCAATCCGGCGACGCCTGTCGCTCCGGCGACAACTCCGGCGACTGCAGCGCCGGCTGCTCCTGCAGCAGCGACAACTCCGGCCGCAGCGACGACTCCGGCAGCTCCGACTCGTCCGGCGCGTAATTTCAACGGATTCTCGTTCTAATCTAAGACTATAAGTCTCAAAGGGCCTTAATTGGCCCTTTTTCTATCGTATACTATATTGATATGCCGCATATATTCAAGCGGCAGGCAGCGAAACGAGGTATTCTATGTCAGAAGGATTATTCGGCGACGATTTCGATATCGTCGTCAATTCGCCGGGCGTCAAAGGGCTCGTAAAGAAAGCCAAAGGCAAAGTGACGCCAGACAAGGAAGAGGACATAGGCAAGGTGCTTAAGTCCAAAGCCATGTCGATCCCAGAGCGCTTGGCTATCATCAACCAGCGCGTTTTGGCCGTATTAGGCAGGCAGAAAGACAATGTGATCGTCATAAAGACGAAACAGGCGTTCCATGACTATATTTCTAGCTGCATAGCCACCGGGCGGATAGACATCGACACAGAAACCAACAACAGCCTCGATCCGGTGACCTGCAAGATCATGGGGCCTTGCTTTTACGCGCCGGGCCTGAAACAGGCTTACGTGCCTATCAACCACGTCGATTACGCGACGAAGCAAAGGCTTCCGTGGCAGCTGAAGGAAAGCGACGTCCAGGAAGAGCTAAAGCGCGTCTTGGCGGCGAATACCTTCGTCGTCATGCACAACGGCAAATTCGATTACGAAGTGCTCAAATGCACCTGCGGCGTCGCCGTCCCTCCCAATTGGGACACAATCGTCGGCGCCAGGCTGATGGACGAGAACGAATTCAAGGACGCCGGCGCGAAACTTAAGTACATTTACGCCAAATACATCGATCCGGAGCAAGAGAAATACGACATAGAGGAATTGTTCGAGAACATCCAGTACGCTTACGTTGATCCGGATATTTTCGCCCTTTACGCCGCCACAGACGCCATGATGACAGACAAAGTCTACGAGCGCCTTGAGAAGCCGTTTTTCGACAAACTGGAGAACAAGCGCCTTTACGAGAACATCTTCATGGGCATAGAGATGCCGATAGTCGTCGTGACGGCCGAAATGGAGCTGGCAGGCATCACGGTCGACGAAGCGTTCGGCGCGAAGCTCAAAGACAAATACAACGCGCAATTGGCCGCCATAGACGACAAGATCAAAGCCAAGCTCGACAACCTCAAGCCGCTGGTGGCCTATTGGAAGCTGCTTCCTTCGGCGACGGACAAGCCGCGCGTTTTCCCTTCTAAGAAATCGAAGATGACGCCGGCTAAGCTGACCGCGACCTACACCATCCCCGAGTACGAGCAGAACCCGAACGGCACGTTCAAGACAGACAAAGCAGGCAACAAGCTGCCGACCGGCCGCTTCTACAAAGAAGGCCGGCCTAAGATGCTCCAGATAGACGAAGACATCAATCTGGCGTCGCCTTCGCAGCTGGCGATCCTGTTCTACGACGTCTTGAGGATCAACGTCAAGAACAACGGCAGAGGCACAGGCGAAGCCGAGCTTCAAGACCTTGCCGACAAGCTGAAAGATCCAGGCCAATACGTGTCTAACGCAGTCAAGCGCACGATGGCCGACGTCTTAGAGGCGATCCGCCGCATGAAAGTGGCCGAGGCGGCCCCTATCCTTCAGTCTGAAGACGACGAGCCTGCGCAGCCTCAGAGAAGCGCGAAACCGGCCGACTATTCGATGGACGTAGACGAAGACGACGAGGACTACGACGCCGACGAGGACGACGAGGACGAAAGCGACGACGCCGGAGATTCCGGCAAGATAAAGACGTTCTCGGTGCAACTGACGAAAGACATCACCCCAGACGATCTCAAGACGCTCGAGAAAGAGATGCGTCCGGCGTTCGAGGCGGGCATAGAGGCCGCCAGGTCGCTCTGCCAGGCCATTTTGGACAGACGCGCCATCGTCAAGCTCGTCACGACGTACATAGACGTCATCCCTGAGCTGGCGCAGCATTGGCCGGATCACAGAATCAGATTCCACCTCAATTCACTCGGCACTGACACCGGGCGCTATTCGTCAGGCGGCAAGATAAAATACTACGACGAGGCGACAGATACGCCTGTCGTCGTCAGCGGCATCAACATCCAGAACATCCCTGGCGCCTCATCAGGCACCGGAGGCGAAGTCCGAATGCTGTTCAAGGCGACTGAGAAGTACGGGACGGCCAAAGCCGACGCCGAGACAGATCCGTTCGTCGTCAGCGAGACGGACGAGATCGAGACAGAGACCGGCTGGAAATACTGCAAGGATCTGGCTCAAGGCGACAGGATAATCGTCGACGGAGAGCCGGTGGAATACCGCGGAAGGAAATACGACCAGGATTCCAGGTCTTGGCAGATATTGGCGTATTAGCGCAAGGAGGCAGATCATGAGAAGCTTGAATACGAGGACTAAATACAAGATAGTCGGTTCCGACTTCTCCGCGCAGGAGCCGCGCCTTACGGCGTTCCTGAGCGGCGATCCCAACATGGCGAAGGCTTACGCCGAAGGCAAAGACCTTTATTGCGTGATCGCTGCGTCCATGTTCAACAACAAATACGAAGACAACCTAGAATACTACAAAGAAGGCACAGAAATCGAGATAGACGGCAAAAAGGTGATCTGCGGCCATAAGACCAACGTCTACGAAGCAGGCAAGAAGCGCCGCAAGGCCGCCAAAGTAATGCTGTTGGCCATTTGCTACGGCATGAGCGCCAGGACTGCCGGAACTAGAATGGGCAAGACCCCTGAGGAAGGCCAGGAGCTGATGGACAACTTCTTCAAGGATTTCCCGAAGGTAAAAGAGGCCATAGACAAGACGCATCAGGCGCTCAAAGAGCACGGATACGTCGAAGACGCTTTCGGACGTAGACGCCATCTGCCGGATTATTTCCTTCCATCGTATGAAGCGAAATACAAAGATCCTGACAAGCTGATCAACCAGTCGTTCAATCCGATACTGGCCTGCAAGAACAGACCTATGACGGATTCTACGCTGCAGGAATACGTAGCCCGCGCCAAATCGCTCAGATCCAACAGAGAATACGAGGCGTTGGCCTTGACCGCGCTGACGCATGACGGCGTCGTGCTCCAGGCCAACACAGGCCGCATAGCCCAAGCCGAGCGCCAGAGCTTCAACGCGAGAATCCAGGGCTCCGCCGCGTCCGTCACCAAGAAAGCCATGATAGACATCACGCGCGATCCAGAGCTGCTCAAATACGGCGCCAGGCTGATAATCACCGTACACGACGAGGTTCTCGTCGAATGCCCAGAGGTCTACGCAGAGCAGGTGAAGAAACGCCTGCCTGAGGTGATGATCGGGGCCGTCAAGAACGACATCTCGATCCCGATGGCCTGCGATCCTGCCGTCGTGTCGCGCTGGGGCACGGACGAAGTCGCCGACACGCTGAGGGAAGAGCTCAGCAAGCTGATAGAAGGCGACGCCAAAAAAGGCGTCAAAGGCATGCCGAGGGAGCAGGCGTTCGAGAAGATGTACGCCAAATACCCGGAGTTCAGCAGAGACGTGCTCGACGCCTGCCTTAAAGACGGAGAAGACCTTAACTTCGACCTAGAAGGCAAGCTGGAGAAGTAACGTCGTATAATAAAAAAGCAAAGAAAGAATGGAGAAAAAACATAATGCAGATTAAGACTAAGGAATTCCAAGAAGCCGCGAATAAGATATTGTTCGCCGTAGACGTCGACAAGAACGCGGCAAATCTAGAAATCGCCGCGAAAAACGGGGCGCTGTTCCTCAACGTCACCAACAAAGAATACTACGTATCTGTCAAATTCAGCGTCGATTCGACTGAGGAGTTCAGAGCCGTGGTCGACGCGTCGCTGTTCTTGAACCTCATCTCAGGTTTCACGTCCGAGACGTTCGATCTCAGCATCAAAGACAACGTCGTCCTTGTCAGCTCCGGCAAGAGCAATTACAAGCTGGCGATGATCTTCGACAACGACAAGCTCATGACGCTGCCGGTCATCAAAATCGACAACAAGACCGTGACGATGAACATCAGCAACGACATCCTCATGAGCATCCTCAACGTCAACAGCAAGGAGCTTCTCAAAACGAAGAACCGCGCCGACGTCGACGAGCTTCAGCATCTTTATTACATCGACGAGACAGGCTGCCTGACTTTCACCATCGGCGCCTGCTGGAACACGTTCTCGCTTGAAAAGCCGGTGAAGCTTTTGCTCAACGATCGAGTCGTCAAGCTGTTCAAGCTGTTCAGCGGAGACGTCGCGTTCAGCTTCGGGCACGATCCTCGCCCTGACGGCACGATAGCGTCTAAGGTGTCTTTCGAGACGCCGGATATCTACGTCGCCGCCATCATCACCAACGACGATATCCTATTGAATAAGGTGCAAGGGCCTTATAACGCGACGAAGCGCTTTTTGTCCATGCAATATGCGGATCACGCCGTCATTTCCGTGCCTGCGTTCGATTCGGCCATCTCGCGCCTGATGATGTTCACCAAGAACAGCGCCGAAAAAGCCAACATGGCCTACGTTCCGGCGACTGTGTCGCTCAACGCCGACGAATTGACCATCAACGACGGCAAAGGCAACACCGAAATCGTGTCCATCGAGAACGAAAGCGCGGTCGGAGAAGATTGTTCGATGAAGCTCAATTTGTTCGATTTGAAGCTCGTGCTCGATTCATGCCGCGGCGACCATATCACGCTCAACTGCGATTCGGCCCAGAGAGCCGTCGTCATCAATCGCGGCACGATCAGCAACCTCATTCCGAAGCTTCGCGAAGAAGCCAAGGTCGGAGAATAAGGCATGTCTAAAGCAAGCTTAGGCAAAAAATTCGAGACGCAGTTCAGGCTAAACTGAAAGACGACGTTCCCAGACAGCTTCATCCTGCGCCTGGCCGATCAGATGACTGGATTCAAGCAGACGTCGATGAACCCCTGCGATTTCGTATGCTACGTCTCAGGCAAGCTGTTCTTGATGGAATGCAAAGAGCATTTAGGCGCGTCGATACCTTTCTCGGCCATAAGCCAATACGACAGGCTTCTGGCTTACAAAGGCATAACAGGCGTCTATCCAGGCGTGCTTGTCTGGCTGTCTGAGAAAGACAAGGTGTTCTGGGTGCCTATCGAAGAGATGGAGAGAATGACGCTGGCCGGAGAGAAATCCGTCGGGCTTAAGGCCCTGCAGGATAAGTCGTATAATATCGTAGAAATACCGTCGGAGAAAAAAAGAGTTTTCATGGAGTCAGATTATTCATGCCTTCTCGATTACGCCAAACCGGCGGCTAAGGAGCAATAATGGATAAGAAGTTAGAAGACGCTTTAAACAGAGTGGAGATGAACTACCACGATCTCGTCGAGATCGCGAACGGCATCCTCGATCCAGTGCTTAACCCGGTCAACGAGCTCGTCGACGCGCTCAACGCGCACATAAACTCGCTGTCTATCGACCAGCTCAGAGATTACATTCTCAGGCTTCAGCTGAAGGCGTTCGAGATCAGCGAAATCAAAGAGAAGTCCATCCTGAAAGCGGAATTGGCAGACGCTTTGCACGAAGAGGCGTTCGCCGTCAATTTCAACGGCACCGACGGCTCCGCGGCCGTCAAAGACAAACTGGCGTTGGTCGCCACGGCCTCAGAGACCGTATCCGACACGCTCTATTCTTATATGGCTAACCTGCTCAAGAACAAAGTAGACCAGCTGCATCGCTTGGTCGCGGCCATCTCGTCGATTCTGATGTCGCGCATGCAAGATCTCAAATACACGTCTATGTCGGCCGGAAGCGGCCAGGTGGACAGCCCGGCGCCGACAGCGGAATAGCCGGAGGCAAAAATGAAGAAAGAACAGACTTTGATTTCGGTGAAATTGTCCAAAGACCTTCTCGATAAGGTCAAGGCTAAGGCCGCGGACAACGAGATAACCGTCTCGGCGCTCATCAGGATGTTCCTGATCAATTACGTTTCTGCGCCGTCCGCCAAAGAAGGCAAGCAATACTTGGCCGAATACCTGGCGGAAGACGTCAATAAGGCGCAATAAGCCGGAGAGAAGAACAAATGTCATCAATTAGCGAAATAGTGTCCCGTCTCAACAAAGAATACAAAACGGACAAACTCATCATCAAAAGCAACATTCTGCCTTATTACGAGCGTTTGGCGTGCGGCGCGTTAGGCATGGATTACCCGCTTTTCGGCGGCCTGCCTTTGGGCAGAATCGCCGTTTACTCGGGACTGCAGCACTCCGGAAAGACGACCGGCGCATGCTGCGAATTGGCCGCGTATCAGCGCATGTTCCCGAAGCAGACCTGCGTGTTCGTGGACGTCGAGCACACGCTCGATCTTAAATTCCAGGCCAGGATGAACGGCTTGGATCTCAGCAAGCTGTTCTACGTCAATCCTGTAGGCCTTTCAGGCGAGCAGATCTGCGATTTGATCGTCGAGCTGCAGAAAGGCGAAGACACGGGCGCCATCGTGCTCGATTCGCTTCCGGCGATGATGCCGGCGATCGTCCTCGAGAACGATCTGACCAAAGACGCGGGCATGAGAGGGACTATAGCCAAAAAGCTTTATCCGTTCCTGTCGATCATGCAGTCGATGGTCGCCGAGAAGAACAACATCCTCATACTCATCAATCAGGTCAGGCAGGTCGGCACGACGTTCACCGGGCTTCCGATCTACAAAGAGCCTTGCGGCGGCGCGCCTCAGTATTATTCGTCTGTATCAGTCAGATTCGGCACGCGCAAGTTCACAAAATTGGACGACATGGACGCCTGCGGCAAAGAAAACGGCGAAGGCGCAGACGGCTTCAGGCTTCTGTTCAAGATCATGAAGAACAAGACCGCGCCGTGCAACCGCGGCGGCGGCTTCATAACCTACCGCTACGCGACCGGTTTGGATTGGATGCACGATTTGCTCGAGATAGCGATCGGCTTCGATTTCATAAAACGCGTCAACAACGTCACTTATCAGCTCGTCAACCTGGAGACAGGCGAATTGTTCGAAGGTGACGACGGCAAGCCTCTGCAAGGCAAGAAAGCCGATTTGGTCGATTACATCATGACTCACGTCGAATTCCAGAACCAATACCTCGCGATGCTGAACAAATACATTTCGGCGTCAGACGATTCATACGGCTCGCTGCTCGACGACAGAACGGCGGCCGAAATCGACGATCAAGAGCACGCGGTGGAGCATCAGTTCGATCGCTCTAAGCCTAAGCCTGATTCGAAAGGCGCTTCAGCGCCTGAAGAAGAAGACCCAGATGGCGGCGATCCTGAGCCTGAGGCTTCTTGCGGCCCGATTGCCGAAGAGGAGCCTAAAAATGGCGGCGGGGATAAAGACTAGGGTAAAAGAAGGCGAGCAGAAGCCTACTCGCTACTTCAGCTCGCGCCAAGAGAAAGCCGTCGCTAAGGCTGTAGGCGGAAGAACGACGCCTAATTCAGGCGCGACTGACTTCGGCGGAAAATCGGACGTGCTGACGAAAGATTGGGCCATCGAGTGCAAGACGAAGACGTCAGACTGCGATTCGATGTCGATCAAGAAAGAATGGATCGACAAGCTCAGGCATGAGATGGTGTTCGACGGCAGGCAGAACTGGGCGCTGGCGTTCAGTTTCGGCCCAGGCGGAGATAACTATTATATCATAGACGAAGCGCTTTTCAAGGCGCTGCAAGAGTTCGTGAAACTCAGCAAAGAAGAGCCTGAATAAGGTTCTTCTTTCTTTTATGCCGTATTATATATAAAATATAAACAGGGAGAAATCAGCATGAAATACTCGATGGTGGCGATAAACGTCAAGAACGATCTCGTCGACGACGAAGAGGCCGTGCGCGTCCGCAGGGCTTTGATCGCGTACGAAGGCAAAACGGCCCCTGTGTTCGGCAGCATGAGCTACAAAGGCACGCGCTTCGTCACGGCGGATCCTTATTTCTCAGAAAAAGGAAAATCTCACGTCTATCAGTTCTCTGACGACGGATACTCGCTCATCAGCACTGAAGACGATGGCGACGCGGTGCTAAAAGGCAAGAAACGCGCCTATCACTGCTATATTCCGGAAGCTTTGGGCGACATGCAGTATCTCGCGGCCGTAGAATTCGAAGCCGACAGCGACGCAAAGGCCATAGAAGCCTTCGACGCCAGAAAAGAGCTTCGCTAAAAATGATACGCAAATACGTGCAAGAGCAGCTTCAGAACTGCTCTTTCGCCGATCTCAGCGGGCTTAAGCCAGGCGTCTACTCGGTGCTCGTGCCAAAATATTCTAAGCCGAGGTACGACATAGGTAAAACATATCTCATCTCCGTGTCGCAAGAGGTGCTGAACAACCCCAATTCTGTGACAGCGGTCAATTGGAATTCCGGCGGGTTCCCGAAAAGCAAATACCTGAAGGCATGCGTGTCCAAGACGATGGGCAAGATGGTCTATTTCGACTGCCTTGAGTACGATTACGACAGGCAGGCCGATACCGCCAATATGTGGTCCGGCTGGCTGTCTATGGACGAGATAACTCAGATTTCGACGATAAGCCAGCAATAGCAATCGTATAATAACATGGATTCGAGGAGATATAATGGAATCATTAGCAAATAAGTACAGACCTAAGGCTTTTTCTGACGTCGTCGAGCAAGGGCTGACCATAAAGATCCTGACGAAAGTGCTGGAAAAGCGCGAATTCAAGCACGCCTATCTTTTCGCCGGAGACACCGGGGCCGGCAAGACGACGATCGCCCGCATCTTCGCCAATGAGATAAACAAAGGCGTCGGCGATCCGATAGAGATCGACGCGGCGAGCAACAACGGCGTCGACCAGATCCGCGCCATAATCTCTTCGGCGCACGAAAGAAGCCTAGTAGGCGAATACAAGATATTCATCATCGACGAATGCCACGCCATCACGACGGTAGGCTGGCAGGCCATCCTGAAAGAGCTCGAAGAGGAATCAGGGTACACCATCTACATTTTCTGCACCACGGAGCCAAACAAGATCCCGGACACGATCCTCAACCGCCTTCAGCGCTACAACATCACGAAAATCTCCAACGCCGGCATAAAAGCCAGGCTTGAGTACATCTGCAAGCAGGAAGGCTTCACGAACTACGAAGACGCCTGCGAGATGATAAGCAACGTCAGCCAGGGCTGCCTGCGCGACGCCATCACTCTGCTGGATCAGTGCGCCGATTATTCGCATGATCTCAGCCTGAGCAACACAAAGCGCATCATCGGCGACATGGACGCCGAGACGATGCTGCGGCTGACCAATTACGTGTACGAAGGCAATGAGGCGGAGACGCTGAACATCATCGAACGCCTTTATTCCAACGGTGACGATCTGCGCCAGTTCATTAGCGCGTATTTCGATTTCTTGCTCGACCTGACTAAATACGCGATATTCAAGAACATCGGAATGACCAATCTTCCGGCGCATCTCGAGAATTCAGCCGATAATAGCATCAGCGTCAGCTACACTGCCCAGATAGACAGAAAATTCCTTAACGGGTTCCTTGACCACATCCTCAAGCTCAAGACCGAAATCAAATACGACGCCTCTTACAAATCGACGATCGAAGCCTACATGCTCAAAGCGTGCAGAGGATAGCCATGGCAGCGATAGTAGGACAAGAAAAATTGAGGGGCGCGCTGGACTCGTATCGCATAGACACAATGCCGAAGACGCTCATGCTGATAGGCGAGCCTGGATGCGGCAAGCATCTTCTGTCTAAGGCGCTTGCGGATCGCTTAGGTTTGGCTTACGTCGTCATCAGCGACGAGATGACCCATGACGATCTCATATCGTATTCGCAGAGCCCGACTCCGACGATGTACGTCATAGAGATCTCGAAATTCTCGGAGAAGCAGCAGAATCAGTTTCTTAAATTCATCGAAGAGCCCGCGAAATGCGCCTTCGTCGTGGTTTTGGCCGATTCTGAGGTAGGAGTGCTGCCGACGATCTCGAACAGATGCCTGAAGCTGTTCTTCGAGCGATACTCCGACGATCAGCTCAAATCGCTGATGCCGGATCCGAGCAAAGCGACGCCGGATTTCTTAGCGGTATGCAATACCCCAGGCCGGCTGAAGGCAGCCGAATCGCAGAACGTCGAAGGCTTGCTTTCGCTGTGCGATTCCATAGTCGCCAACATCGGCAAGACCAGCTGGGCCAACGCGCTGAAGCTTGTCACCAAAGTCAACTGCGGAGACGAAAACGACCGATTCGACTTCGATCTTTTCTTCAACGCGCTAGAGCTGGCGGCTTTCAAAGCCTACAAGAACGGTGGCGCGGACGCCGATTTGGCGATATACGAATTGGTCAACAAAGCCAAAAAAGACAAAGCCAACAAATCAATATCCAAGGATAATTTCATGCTGAGTTTCGTCACGTCGATGTGGAAGGAGGCGAACCATGAAGCTGACAGAGCTTAAATCGAGGCTTGAAAGCAAATCGGTCGATTCCAGATTCATGGTTTTCGTCTGCGACGGAGATTATTTTCTGGCGAATCAGTACCTAGACGAGATCTGCCGCGTCAGAAACAAGACGGCCTGCCCGATATCGAGCGTGCACGATTCGGAAGATTCCGCTTTCGCGCTGCAGGAAGACAGCGGGATGCTTTATGTCCTAAAAACCGACGTGTTCTCTGAAGTCGCGGCCGACTATTCGATGTTCGAGGACGTCGTCGTGGTCTGCGACAAGATAGACCAGAAGCTGTCCGACGCGCTCGGAGACAGCGTCGTCGTTTTCCCGAAGCTCCAGGAATGGCAGATAAAAGATTACATGGCAGTATTGTGTCCAGGCCTCGAGGCGAGCCAGATAGACTGGCTTTACGAAGCGACGGCCGGCGACATCTATCAGATAAAGAACGAGCTCGACAAGGTGGCGCTGTTCGACGAAAGCGAGCAAAAAGAGGTCTTTGAGGCCGTCAGGTTCGAGCCAGGAGCCAATTTCTACGAAGCGCAGCTGTTCAAGCTGGCAGACAGCGTGATAAAAGGCGACAGAGCAGAGATCTACGGCTTCATGCAGCACGAGGCTGATTGCGACATAGATCCGATAGCTTTGGCTAACGTCATGCTGAAGACGCTGAAGAACATCGCGCTCATAAAGCTGAACAGCGGAGCGACCGCCGAAGAGATAGGCGTTTCCGAGAAGCAGTATTTCGCGTACAAGAAGTATCTGTACAACGGCTATCAGCAAGACAGGCTGTTCAAGAACATAGAGTTCCTGTCAGGCATAGACCTCAGGCTCAAGTCGTCAGAGCTCGACATGACGAAAGACAGGCTGCTCGATTATATTCTTATTCACGTAGCACAATAAAGGAGAAAGCAATGAGCGAGAATTTTTCTTATTCCAAAATAGACACGTATGAGCAATGCAAATTCAAATTCAAGCTCAAGTACCTCGACGGGCATTACCTGTTCTCAGGCAGCGTCGCCACTGAATTCGGCACGCTGATCCACAAGACGGAAGAGAGCATAGCCAATTTCATCAGGGCCGGCGAAGCGATAGACTATCCGAGCCTCAAGAACAACATCATCGTCAAGATGGCGGAAATCGAAAGCAGATACCCTGCGGATTTCTCAGAGAAAGACAAATCGGATCGCACGTACAAAGACAAGATGTACGAATATCTCGACGACAAGATCTACAGGCTTGAGAGATTCATGAAAGCCCATCCTACGTACGAGATAGTCGGCACAGAGCAGGATTTCAAAGTCGCGTACAACGACAAATACGTGTTCAAGGGGTTCATAGACCGCGTCATCCACGACAAAGCGACGAATCGCTATCTGATCCAAGACATAAAGACCTGGCCCGTTCCGGCAGAGGCCGACGAGCTCACGACGCCGCTTCAGTTCGTGTTCTACACGATGGCGGCCGAAGACCTGTACAAATGCGACAAAGACCAGGTGTCGTGCGAATACGACCTTCCGTTCTGCGACGGCAACCAGCCGGCTGGATCGCCAGGCTACATGACGCGCGGCATGAAGAAGCTCGAAAAGCTGTTCGGCGGGATTGAGAGCGGCGACTGGGAGCCGAATCCGACGCCGCTGTGCCATTGGTGCGAGTACAATCCGATGCTAGAGAAAAACAAGGCAAACCTCGACAAGGCCGGCCCTACCGCATGCTGCCCTTATTTCAGCCTGTGGGACCACAAGGGCGATTCAAGATACAAAGAGTCGCTGCTCAAATGGGGCGGAGACGCCAACATCGGCAGCGACCAGAAAATACTGCAGACGATGATGAAGCAGCAGAAAGGCAAGCGTTTGGTGGAATAGCATGATAAAGATAGAGCCGTTCGAAAACGAGGCGATAGACGCCACGCTGGCGAGATTCAAGCGTGCCGTAGCCTATTCAGGCGTGCTGGACGAATGCAGAAAGCGGCAGTTCTTCGTCAAGAAGTCGCTAGCCAGGAAAGCGAAATCTAAGCTCGCCGCGGCCAAGCGCCGCAAAAGCCGAAGAAGCCGGTAATGCCGTATAATAAAAAGAAGGTTGCAAATATGCCACAGAACAAGATGTACGACGCCATAATCGTAGGCGCCAGCAAAGAAGGCGTGCAGGCAGCGCGAAAGCTCGCCAAATCGCCAAGATTCAAGACGGTAGCGCTCATAAGCGAAGATTTCAGCCGCCTGAAGAAAAAGCCGCTGGAAGGCGTCGAATGCGTCAATCAGAAAGCGACGTTCATAGCCTATAACAGAGGCTTGATAGCCGTGACGCTGGAAGACGGCTCGCTGGCGATAAGCGAGACCGTCGTCATGGCCACAGGCCAGACGCCTAACGAGCTCGTCGTCGGCAACCGCGAAGTCAAAGGCGTCTATTACGACGTCGATTCCCTTCCGAGGCTGAACAAATACAGCCAAGCGCTGATAGTAGGCCATGGGGAAGACGCCGTCGAAGCCGCTTTGGCGCTCAGCAAGAAACTGAGATACGTCTATTTGTGCGACAAAGCCATGCAGCCTGGCTGCGACGCGGATCTGGCGGCGAAGATGAAAGCCGCAGACAATATAGTCTATCTGCCTAATTCATGCGTGACAGACTGCTTCGTTGAGGGCGATTCCAACGAGACGGTCGTGAAATTCGACACCTACGACAAAATCAGATGCACGGTCATGCTAGTCTTTTTGGGCGGCAGGCCGAACCTCGTGACATCGGCGCATCAGCTGTTCAACGTCGACGCCGGCGGCGCTGCACAGATAAACGATTACTGCATGACGTCGTTCGTGCCTAAGCTGTTCGCCGTGGGCTACTGCGCATCAGGCTACACGTCGGCTAAAGGAGCCAAGATGCTGGCTTATCTAACGGAAGGCAAATAGGAGGCAAACACATGCTTACGCAAGAACAATTATTGGCTAACAAGACGAAATACCTCGAGCTTCTGAGCAAGCTCGGAGTCGATTTGACCACTTTCTCGAAATACCTCGACTCAGTCGATTATTTCGAAAAGCCGGCGAGCCCGCAGTATTTCAAGGCATATCCAGGCGGATTGTGCCAGTACGCGCTCGACACGTACTATGAGCTCGGCTCTTTGGCCAACGCGTACTTCCCAGGCAGATACTCGCAGGAAGACATCATAAAGGTCGCGCTGTTCCGCGACATCTACCGCGCAGAGATGTACGAAGGATTCCAGAAGAACGTCAAAAACGACGAAACCGGGCAATGGGAGTCCGTGCCGGCCTATCGGCTAAAAGAAGACAGACCGACGTACGGCGATCTCGGGTTCAGCTCCTACATGACCGTCAATCATTTCTTCCAGTTCACCGACGAGCAGATAGAGGCCATCGTTCAGTCGCGGCCGCTCGACAACTACACGAACGATCTGCACGATATCCTTAAGAGCTATCCGCTTGTGACGCTCGCCAGAATGGCCGACATGGCGGCGACCTGCTTCGAAAACGAGAACGGAGCCGCAGAATAATGACAGGGCCGATCATAGCGACGGCCAACGCGTTCGAGCTCGTCGACGTATCGGAGTACGTCATAGACGGCTTGGCAATAAACTTCGTTTTGGCCGACGGAACCAGAGTAGAAGTCGCCAAAGTCCTGTGGGACTACTACAACGAGAAGCCGTACATCAGAAGCAACGGCGAGAATTTGCAGAACTACATCGTGGATTTCGACGGCTACAAAGATTTCATAAAACTCATAGACGAGGCTTATTTCCGCACTAATGCCAATCACAAAACGGCGCATAGCGAAGATAAGCCGCAAGACTAGATAATCCGCCGCCGATTAGGAAACAACATCATGAAAATACTGATTTACACGGATCTGCACATGTGCAGAGCCGCCAGCATAATAAGAGGATACGGGAAAAAATACTCGCTTAGGCTTGAGAATTGCGTCAATACGCTCAATTGGGCTGAGCGCCTCGCCGAATCAGAGGGGTGCGACGCCGTTTTCAATTTGGGCGACTTTTTCGATCAGCCGGATCTGGACAGCGAGACCATAACGGCGCTGACCTCGGTGAAATGGTCCGCCATCAAGCATTATTATCTGGTCGGCAACCACGATTCGTCGGTGAGCAGCCTCGAATTCAATTCGGTCAACGCGCTGTTCGCCGAGAACAATGACATAGTTACGGAGCCTAAGACGCTCGAGCTGGGCGGCATAGAGATCTGCCTTCTGCCGTACATCATAGAGAGCGACAGAAAGCCGCTGGCGCGGTATTTCGGCGGCATGACGGACAAGCCTAGGCTGATTCTTTCGCACAACGACGTCAAAGGCATCCAAATGGGGCCCATAGTCTCAAGGGCGGGATTCGACATTGACGACATAGGCAATTCGTGCTCTCTGTTCGTCAACGGGCACCTTCATAACGGCCAGCAGATTTCGACCAACGCGATAAACCTAGGCAACATAACAGGCAAGGACTTCGGCGAAGACGCCTTCAGATACCGCCACAGCGCGATGCTGATAGACACAGACACGCTGCAGTGCAGGTTCGTCGAAAACCCAGAGGCGTTCAATTTCTATAAGATTGAGATAGCCGACCAAAGCGGCCTTTCGGCACTGGACAGCATAAAAAACAACGCCGTCGTTTCGGTCAAATGCGCGGAATCGCTGATGCAGGCGGCGAAAGACAAGCTCGCCGCGCTTCAGGCGTCCGGCAAAATAGTCGAGATACGGCTGATAGCCGAAAAGCAAGGGCAAGCCGCAGAAGAAGGCGACATCTCGGAGCTGACGATGGATCATCTGGCCAAGTTCGTGGAGTGCTGCCGCGCCAAGATAAACAACTCGGCAGTGCTCGAATCGGAATTGGCGGAAATATGCAAGTAGGGCAGAAGGCTTTTGCCAAGCCGTTGTCGTATAATAATAGAGTAAAGAGCCGTTAAATATGAATAAGGAATTCAAAAAGAAATACAGCAGGCTTTTCAAATGCTACGACAGAGAGCTCAGGGCGCTTCAGAAGCGCGACGTCGCCGAGCTCAACAACCCCATAGACTATTTCGTCACCTACATAAAGTTCATGCGCGATTACTATATTCTGACGGAGCCCATCGAGAAAGACGGCGCCGAGAACAAGAAAATAGCTATAATAGCCTCTACGCTGTCAGAGTACGAGCAATACGCCGACTGCGAGAGGAAATACTTCAGAGTCGGCGAAAACGGCATGGTGGAGCGCATCGTGCCGGGGACGCAGGACGAAGTGCTGAGCAAGTACAACGCCGAGAAAGCGTTCCATTGGAACTGCTTCTGGCAGCTCGTCTGCCTCAACATGAGCGATTGGATGGGCAAAGATGCTGCAATTTAAGAAAGTGACGCTGCATAATTTCGGCAGCTACGGCCACGCCGACGTCGGCCTGCAGAACAAAGGCTTCTGCCTGGTGACGGGCGTCAACCGCTGCAAGAAAGACAACGCGCTGTCAAACGGAGCCGGCAAATCGCAGATTTGGAACGGCATATCCTTCGCCCTTACCGGCGAGACCGTGAACGGCCTTCATTCGAATCTGAAGAACCTGGCGGCAGCGGAAGACGACGAAGCCTACGTGGCTTTGTCTTTTTCGCACGATTCTGACTCGTTCGAGATAACGAGGTTCATATCGCCTAACACGGATCTCAAGATAATAAAAAACGGCGAGGACGTCTCGGGCAAAGGCATCCGCGAATCTGAGAAGAAGCTTGCCGAGCAGCTGCCGGATCTCACCAAAGACCTCATAGCGTCGACGATAATCATCGGCCAAGGCATGCCGAACAAATTTTCGTCGTTCAGCCCGTCCGGCAGAAAAGAGCTGCTCGAGAAGCTGACTAAATCTGATTTCATGATAGACGACATAAAGAACAGGGTGTCCTCGAGGGAGAACGCGCTGAATTCCAAGCTCCGCGAATACGAAGACAGCCTTTTGGTCAACCGCACGAGCAAAGACGGCTTCCAAGCCACGCTCGACGCCGACAATAAGCTGCTCGCCTCGCTGAAAAGGCCGGATTTCGACGCGGAGATCCTCGAGGCCAACTCAGCGCTATCCGCGGCTACCGCAGGGTTCAATTCCGCGTCTGCCGAGCTCGACGCTTTAGATGCTGACACAGAGAAGACCAATAGCGCTTTGATGAGCAAAATGACCGAGAAATCGAAGGTAGGCGCGCAAGAGCTCATCGCCTACAACAGCGTTATGTCCGGCATCAAGGCCGACAGATCCGGCATAGAAAACAAGATAGCCGCGCTGAAAGACGAGATAGCGAGGCTGAAGAGCATAAAGGACGTCTGCCCGGTCTGCGGGCAGAAGATAGCCGGCGTCATAAAGCCGGACACGAGCAAGCAAGAGCTTGAGCTGATCAAATGGCAGCAGCAGCTCCCCGTTTTCGCCGAACGAGAGGCGACCGTCAACAAAGAGCATAAGAGCTACCTCGACGAGATCGACGCGACGTTCGCCGCCGATCTCAGCGAGCTGAACGGGCATCTGGCCGGCAACAAAAGCAAGGCGTCTGAGCTGAAACTCAAAAAAAGCGGCTTTTCGAGCCAAATGGACTCCGAAAAACGCAGGCTTGACAAATTATGCTTCGACAAGGCGAATTGGGACAAGAACAAGCTTTCTGTCGAAAACGCCGCCGCGTCGCTCAAAGACTCGGTCGCCAAGCTCGACAGCGCGATAAAGCTGACGGAAGACGGCAAGCTTGACACGCAAGAGCATCTGGCGGTGGTCAAGAAGATGGAGACGCTGATAAAGCGCGACTTCCGCGGCTATCTCCTGTCGAACGTCATAGCGTACATCAACAAGAAAGCCAAAGAGTACTGCAAAACTGTGTTCGGCACGGACGAGCTTGACGTCAGGCTGGACGACAACGATCTAGACATCGCGTACTGCGGCAAGATGTTCGACAATCTGTCTGGCGGCGAGAAGCAGCGCGTGGATCTGATACTGCAGTTCGCCATAAGGAACATGCTGATATTCTACCTCGGCGCCGATTCAAACATGCTGGTGCTCGACGAGATAACGGACTTCCTGGACAAGCGAAGCTGCGACGCGGTCATGAGCCTGGTCGAAAGCGAGCTCGACTCCATAGATTCGGTGTTCATCGTCTCGCATCACGCGGAAGAGCTCGAGCTGCCGATAGACTCGGAGCTGCACGTCGTCAAAGACGAGAACGGCATAAGCGAGATAACGGCATAATAAATGAAACATACGCAAGAGATACGGAAAGAATCAGGCAACAAAGGAGGGCATGGTAAATAATGCTTTTTAAAAAACCTAGCGGTCTAAAATATACCGAGCTGTGCATGTACATCGACAAGAACATGGAGAAGCTCAGGAACCCAGGAGAATACCCAGAAGTCGAGAACACGGTATACAACTACCTATGATTGCTCGTCAAGGCGCTGGCGATAAAGAAAGGGATGTTCTCTAACTTCCAGGACTACGATCCGTATTCGTTCTACGCGGCGAACAGGCTGTTCTTCGCTCTGAGGAAAAACCTGCAGAACCAAGGCAAAACGATAAAGGGCAAGAAAATAAGGCCCATAAAATCGAGCTTGAATTACACTAAGGCGCTCTTGTATCCTATGAAGATAGAATACCAGAGAGAAAGCTTCAGAGAGGTCATCTCAGAGGAGTTCGTGTCGACGAAGTTCGACGCATTCAGCTACAACGAGAAGCTGAAAGACGACGCCAGGGAGACGCTCGGCGTCAACGAGGCGTTCCAGCAGAACGTCCAAGAGTCGTTCCAGAACTGCGGCGAGCTGCTCGACAGGGTCCTGATAAAATCGCCGTTCGGCAAAGACTCGATAGAATACAAGCGGCTGAAGATATCGCTGATGCTGAATTGCGTCAGCGCGATAAAGACCAAGAAAAAGCTCGACGCCAGCGCGATAACGATGATATTGTGAAAGCTGCCTAAGTCGATGTCTAATTACGTCAGAGTCCTGCTCAAGGAGTTCTTCGTGGAAATGAAGAAGGACATCATGGACTGCTACAAATCGGCCGACATAGCCGATGAGTATCTGGATGACATAATATCCAACCCGGCGGGAGAATCGGCCAACCAAGATGAAGAATAAAGTCAAAAACAGCCTCGACGCGCTGCAGCTGTCCGACGTCTATTCGCTGATGCTGTTCGTTATGTACAAAGTGCAGGACGTCCCGGAATACGCCGTGCTGAGCGAACTGTGCTATCTGCTAGACGGCAGCAATCTGGCCAGGCTGCTGGCATATTTCGCAGGGAAGACCGTGACGTTTCCGACGGCGGATGACTTCGTGATCGTTTCGAACGCGCTGCTCTTGTACCAATACGTCAATATCGAAGGCGACGACATGGCGACGGCGGAATCGAAGCTGAGCGGCCTGTCAGCTAAGCAGAAGAGCAAGGTCATGGCGCTCTACCTGAAGCTGCTGCCTATAATGGGGCAGTACAACATCGACAGAAGCCAGATACACAAAGATGACAGATAGCGAAAAGAAGCCCGTCATAGACAAATTCCCGAAAGAGCAGCGCACTTTCGAGACGAGGGTAAAGTTCGTAAGGGACGTCTTCTCGTCGAAGTACAGCGAAAGCCAGATAATGGCGAGCTGCGTGCAGTACAAGCTAGGCAGATCGTACGACGCTTACGTTAAAAGCATCGACGACAGCCTGTGGAAGCTGCACGGCGAAGATCCGATGAAGATACTGAAGAACATAGACGACGACTAACAAGGAGAAAACACAAAATGAATCAAAAACAAGACGTTGTGAACGATCTAGGCGTTCTGACTAAGGTGCCTAACAAGGTGCTGGATGAGCTGGTCAATAAGCTAAATTTATGTATAGGCAGCATAATCGCAGACGCAGCTGCCTCGAAAGAGCAGAGCGTCATCATCGACATCGGCATAGGCACGCTCAGCGTCAGCCTGACCGACATGCAATGCAAATTCGTCCCGAGCAAAGACCTCAGGGCGACGATAAAGAAAAGCATGATAGAGGGCGCGGACCCGCTCGAATGCGAATTAGAGAAAGAGCTGACGGCCAAGCTGGTCAGCCTGACGTCAGAGGTATTCTAAAGACATGGAAAAGAAGGCAGAAGCAACCAAGCAGACAGAAGAAGCAAAGGCTTCTACCGCTTTAACCGTGCCGACCGGCGTGCTCAACGAGGAATCGCTGAGGATAATCGGCCAGATAATAACAGAGCAAGACGCCCAAAAGACCAAAGATCTTACTTATCTGTTCAATCAGAACCAGAACAAGAAGACGATGGTCAGAGCCAACAAGCTCAATGAGCTGCTCGACGTCATAACAGACGAAGCGGTCACCCGCTTCACGAAGAACCCCGACGAGATATCCAACAAAGATCTGCTCGACGGGCTGAAGACGGTGCAAGATCTGATAGAGCGCAGCCAATCTCAGGTGAACGGCGTGACGGATCAGCCGCTCATCCAGATAAATCAGCAGACCAATTCCGTCAACGTAGGAGACCAAGGGCCGCAGCTGAGCAGAGATTCGCGCGAGCGCGTCAAAAACGCGGTCATGAACCTCCTCAGCGGGCTGGCGCCTAAGACAGACGACAAAGGCGGCAGCGAAGACGAAGACGTCGCCTATGACGGAAGAAAAGCGCAAGACGACGGCAAGATCATCGACGCTGACGCCATAGCCAAAGAAGAAGAGAAGTTAGAGGAGGCCGGAACCAAGCCTTCCGACGACAAACCAGATGATTAGCAACATAACAGGCCTTCTCAAGAGGCTGGACATAAAAGACACCGGCGTGTACGACAACCATTTCTACGTCGTCAACATAGACGGCAGCGACGAATACGCCAAGATGTACACCAAGCTGAGCGATAATGCGATAAACACTGAGTTCCCGGCTTTCGGCAAAAACACCAACAACTCGACCGTCAAGGTCACCAACTACTTCGAAATAGAAGAGGACGGCGTCGAATACAATCTGTTCCTCATCGCCGATTTCGACAACGACAAATACTATCTCAAAATAGGCGAGAAATAGCATGATACTGGAATATAACTCGCAAGAGGTGTTCACCATGGCCTTGAAGATAGAGGACATGGGCAACGTCGCCATAAGATGCGTGAACGACAAGAGCGAAGAGTATTACATCGCCACCAGAACAATGAGCGGCAAGACCGGAATACTCAAATTCGGCCCTGTGATACCGGACCTGCCGATGATACCGAACGGATTCGAGCTGTCTTACAAAAAGATAGACTACAACGAGCCGAAGATAACGAAGGAGCTGAACCTCCTCGTCAACGATCCGAAGAAGCTGATAACGACGGCGACGGAGATAACGCTGGATGACATGGAATCGGCTATGCCGGTCCTGAAATACTATTTCGGCTCGGCCGAAGATCTGATGCTGGACGAAGAAGAATAGCCCAAGCGCGAAAGGAAACGACAATGGCTGTAAAAGACGTAAGGAAATACTATGCCTCTGTTCAGGCGCAGTACCTCGAGATGAAAGGCGATCTGGCCGATTTCGACGAGGCCTTCAAAGAAGGCCACATAACCGAAGAGAAGCTGACCGCCGTGAAAGAAGACGTCGCCAAAGTGGAAGAGAACTACAACAGACTAGCGTACATAATCTATCTTCTCGGGCTCAGGAAAAGAACGTCCAAGAAGCAGGCCGGCAAAGACGCGGCGCTGCTGAAGGCGCTGACGGACGACAAAGCGGACGAAGCGTCGGTCGAAGCAGAAAACGACGGCGCCATAGCCAAACTCGGCGCCGATTTGGGCGATTTAGTGGCAGAAGACAAGGCCAAACAGGCTTAGCGTCGATAAAAACCATCAGGCGCAGGCTTGTTTTTTTATGCTTTTTAATGAATTATTAAATTATTAGATATTGCCGTATAATATCATAGATTAAAGGGAACATAGGCAAATGAGAGAGATAATCGCAGATTTAAACGCATTGCGCGCGCCGGC